GAGAGAGAAGTGCTGACATATCGGTACATAAGAGGAATGAAGTGGGAGGATATCGCTGTGAAAATGGGCTGCTCATGGCAGTGGACACACAAAATTCACTCAAAAGCTTTAAAAAATATTGAGATTTGAAAAATAGTTGATGGAAAGCGAGTGTAAAAATTTGATATACTTATAATGAACCAAAGGTTCAATGGAATTGCCAATACACACCCTATATTTTCATTACACTCCTTTCTTATGAGGAAGAACCCCCGACAGATTTGCCACTGCCGGGGATTTTTCTATATATCCCTGTGATGGCTGTAAACAGGGAAGACGCGGGGCAAAACAGCTAACATTTTCCATGGTAATGGTCCTCCTTTGTATGATAGATAAATGGCGGCCCTGCGTCAATAAGGCAGATAGCTCAGTGGTAGAGCATGAGATGTCCCGGGTTCAATTCCCGGTGTGCCTTTTATTAGGAGGAAAATATGTACAAACAGCAAAGATTTTATGAAAATCAGGAAAAAATGATTTTCCGGGGCACGGGTCAATTCGGAATTCCTACAATTATGCGTACAGAATATTCCCCTTGTGAATTCATGCCTTTTAATTATGCTAAAACATGCAAAGATAAAAATGGAAAAGGAATTCACTTTTTCCTTGATGATTACCAATTTACAAGATTATGGGCAAAACCGGATACATACATAGATCTGCTATCGCAATTCGATTTTGTATGCACACCGGATTTTAGCACATATACAGATTATCCGAAGGCACTGCAAATCTATAATCATTTCAGAAAACACTGGATAGGTGCCTATATGCAGGTACATGGTATAAATGTAATACCAACAATATCATGGAGCGACAAAGAATCATATGACTGGTGCTTTGAAGGAGAACCTAAATATGGAGTCGTTGCTGTATCGTCAGTAGGCTGCATGAGTAACAAAGAAAAAAAGCAGATGTTCATGGACGGATATGAGGAAATGATAAAAAGATTAGAACCAGAAACTATTTTATTTTATGGAAGCGTCCCGGAATCATGTTCTGGAAATATTGTAAAAATAAAATCATTCATTCAAGAACGATTTAGAAAGGAGTAAAAAATGGGAGGGAGAGGAGGAAGCTCCGGAAGATCGGGCGGAGGAAGCAGAGGAGGATGGGGAAATCTGCCTGAACTTACTGGAAGTGATAAACAGGTGAGTTGGGCAAATGATATTAGGCAAAGAGCGATGGACACCATAGACTTTAACATCAAGTCATTGCAAGAACATTATAATAGGACTAATTTTGCACAATCTATGGTAGGAAGAGATTTATATAAAGACATGAAAAAAGAATTATCTGGGATATTGCAGAAAACATCAAGTGCCTCTGAAATTATAAATATGAGAGATAAGTTATCCCCGCAAAGAATTAAAAATATCGTACATAGTATGTCTGATAGAATGGCTACACAAATATCAAATGGATGGTCTTATGATAAAAAACGCCATAGGACTGTACGGCCACAAAAATAAGGCATGAATATTAATTCGATAATGAGAAAGCTCCAAAGAGCGATACTACAAAAAGGACTTATCGTAAAGATAGGAACATCACAATTCTATTCGAAAGAACAGAATCGAATGATAACCATGTATACCCTCAGTACCCGGATCACCTACAAAAATAGTAGGGGAGAGTGGAAAGAGAGAGACTATGAGATTATAAAAAGTGCTTCCCAGATAGATATAGTAAACTGTTTGAATGATATATGGCAGGCGGTGAGAAGATGAAAGATGTAATTATGATGGCTTTGATTTTGATATATGTATTTTCAGTTATTTGTTTAAGTTGCTATATGGTCATTAATTATGGGTGGTATTGGATATTCCTTCTCCTGTTTTGCTGCATTAGTTACACCCATGAAAATAAGGACGGTGGGTAAATGAAGCTCACACCGAAGCAGAAAGCCTTTGCAGATGAATATCTGATATGTGGGAACGCTACGGAGGCAGCAAGGAAGGCCGGGTATAAGCAACCGCATGTGCAGGGGAGTCAGAACTTAGAAAAACTTAGCGTTTCGTCCTATATAGCAGAAAGACAAAAACAGATTGAAAGCTCCCGAATTGCAGACGTAAAAGAGGTTATGGAGTTTTATTCCGCAGTCATGCGTGGAGAAGTGAAGGATCAGTTCGACATGGACGCTTCCCTTACAGATCGCCTTTCTGCTGGCAGGGAATTGATGAAGCGTTATGAAAAGGCCGATACCACCAAGAATGAATCTCTTGACCGCCTGGACGAGATTCTGAAAGGGATAAAAGAAAATGCGGATAACGCTGACACCTAAACAGAATGAATATATCAGGGAAGCTAATCATAGATGGAATATAAAAACCGGGGCTGTGCGTTCCGGTAAATCTTTTGTAGATATCGCATATACAATCCCGTCACGGATCAGGGAAAGGATAAATGATCCCGGTCTGACTGTTATCCTGGGGGTATCCCGGGAGACAATAGAGAGGAACGTTCTGCAGCCCATGAGGGAAATATATACCTCTGATGTTGTAGGAACCATAAACAGCCGGAATATCGCTAAAGTATGTGGAGAAGATGTTTATTGCCTTGGGGCAGAGAAAATCTCCCAGGTGGCAAAAATACAGGGCTCTAGCATTAAGTATTGCTACGGAGACGAGGTCGCAAAGTGGAACAGAGAAGTATTTGAAATGCTCAAGTCCCGTCTTGACAAGCCTAATAGCTGTTTTGATGGAGCCTGCAACCCGGAGAACCCCACGCACTGGTTAAAAGAGTTTATCGACTCCGATATAGATATCTATGTGCAGAGATATAGGCTGTTTGATAATATGTTTCTGCCAGAAGAGTATGTAAGGCAGCTCTGCCGGGAATATGAGGGAACCATTTATTATGATCGACTCATAGAAGGAAAATGGAAACGGGCCGAAGGATCTATATACCGAAAATTTGCAGATAATCCGGAATCTTTTATAAAACCTGCTGCCATAGAGAATATAGCCAAAATAGATATCGGCGTGGACTTCGGAGGGAACGGATCCGGGCATTCTTTTGTTGCTACTGCTAAATATCCTGATGGATCAAAACAGCCTCTTATGAGCCGAAAGCATATGAACAAGGATTTCCCGCAGGGAATTGACGCAAATATCCTGGCAGATCTTTTCCTGGAATTTGTGGAAGCCGTAATTAAAAAGTACGGTATGCCGACAAATGTATATTGGGACAATGCCGAAACAGTATTAGGCCAGAGTATACGAAATGCCTGCAAAAAGAAGTATCACAAAATCAGAGTATATCCAGCAAAGAAAATAAGAATAAACGATAGAATCGAATACACAGTCCAGCTCATGGGAGCCGGGCTTTTTTGTATTACGGAGGATTGCCAGACGCTTAGAAAGGCTCTGGAAGACGCTGTGTGGGACAGCAAATCTCTGGAGCAAGTAAGACTGGATGACGGAAGCACTGACATAGATACACTAGATGCATTTGAGTATTCCATAGAGAGAGATTTTAACAGCATTCCGACAATCAAGACCTTTAAAGGAGGCATATAATGCACAAAACAAAAATACCATATAGCTTACCTAAACCGCTGTTATGTGATCCTGAGAAGGTCCGTAACGGCGTTTCTATGGAGCTGGTAAATGAATACATACAGAAGCACGAAGCAGGATTGCAGCGGTATAGATACTTGGAAAACCTGTACAATGGATTCCATGATGTTTACAGGCAGCCTGAAAAAGAAGACTGGAAGCCGGATAACCGCCTGGCAGTAAATTTCCCAAGGTACATAACCGAAACATTTATGGGATATGGATATGGAATCCCAATAAAGAAGGACTTCGGAGATGATGGTATTAATGAAGCTGCAACGGCATTTGAAGACGATAATGAAATAACAGATCATGAATATGAGCTTTTCAAGAAGTGCTGCATTTATGGACATGCCTTTGAGTATTTCTACCAAGACGAAAATACCAAGACAAAAATGACGGTATGCACTCCAATGGAATTATTTGTCGTCTATGATGATACAGTTAAAAACCGAGCCTTATTTGCTGTCAGATATGGATTTCACAGCTATGAATTTACTGACAATCCAGGCGGTAAATATGGAGAGATACTGACCAGAGATCAGATTGAGAGATTTGACAACGAGAAGAAAACAGACTCGGATCCGAACCCATACGGTTATATAAACTGTGTGGAATATCGCCTGAATGATGAAAGAATGGGAATCTTTGAAAGCGTTGCTGGCCTGGTGGAGAGCTATAACCACGCCATAGGAGAGAAAGCAAATGATGTAGACGCATTTGCAGAGGCATACTTAGCGATCCTGGGATCAGAAGTAGACGAGGACGGTGTGCGCCGGATCCGTGATGACCGAATTATTAACGTATACGGAACGGACGACGCAAAGGACATTCTGGTTCAGTTCCTGCAGAAGCCCACAGCAGACGGGACACAGGAGAACCTTCTGAATCGTCTGGAAAACCTTATCTACCAGATAAGCATGGTGTCGAATATATCAGACGAGGCGTTTGGGAATGCTTCTTCCGGCGTTTCCTTGGCATATAAACTCCAGGCTATGAGCAATCTTGCTCTGGGATTCGACCGGAAAATAGAGAAGTCTCTGAAAAAACGCTATAAAATATTCTGCTCACTTTCAACAAATGTTTCCGACAAAGAGGCGTGGAGGAACCTAAAAATGACAACCACCCGGAATCTTCCGAAGAATATCGCAGATGAGGCCCAGACTGCTGCCAGCCTGGAAGGAATCGTGTCGAAAGAGACACAGCTTTCCGTCCTGTCTATTGTGGATAATGTGCAGGACGAAATTGACCGTATAAAACAGGAGGAAGAGGAAGCCCGGGAAAGCATAGTGGAAAGGAGAATGTTTGATAACCATGCCGAAGAATCAGGAGGAAACGGCCAGCCAACGGTACTGGAGGGATAGGGAAGAGGAACAGCGTAAGAAGAACATAACAGACGAAGCAGAATACCAGAAGGAAATAGAGCGGATCTATAACAGTATGCTGGACGCTATTGAGAAGGAAATAAATGGCTTTTATGCCAGGTATGCAAAGAAAGAGGGCATAACCATGGCAGAAGCCAAAAAGCGTGTGGCAAAGCTGGATATAGAAGCTTATGAGCGTAAGGCTGCAAAGTATGTGAAGGAGAAGAACTTTTCCGAACAGGCAAATGAAGAAATGAGACTGTATAACCTGACAATGAAAGTGAACCGCCTGGAACTTCTAAAGGCAAATATAGGCCTTGAGCTGGTTTCGGGGTTTGATGAGCTGCAGAAATTCTTTGAGGAAGAAATAAACGAAGAAACTATAAAAGAATTTGAAAGACAAGCTGGAATATTAGGAGAAACCGTAAAGAATTCTGCAGAAACGGCACAGGTTATTGTAAATGCTTCTTTTAAAAATGCACATTTTTCAGACAGAATATGGATGTATCAAGATATGCTGAAAAATGAAATAAACACATTGATTCAGACAGGTCTGATTCGTGGGGAGAGTTCAGCGAAATTAGCAGATCATCTTGTAAAGCGGTTTGGAGTAAGCCGATATAATGCAGTTAGGCTAATGGTGACAGAAATGTCACGGGCCAGAACTGATGCAAGAAAACAATCTTTCAAGCGAAATGGATTTGAAGATTACACATTTAAAGCTGAACCAACGGCTTGTCCTGTATGCCGATCCATACATAATAACCATTACAAGGTGGATGATACTATGCCAGGGACAAATGCTCCGCCCATGCATCCTAATTGCCATTGCAGTACAGTTCCGTACATAGACGACAAAGAATTTAATGCCTGGTTTGAATATATTACAAATGGCGGCACGACAAGACAATGGAATAAAATGAAAAAGCGGAGCGAAGTTAAAAAATAATCTGCGGCACTTGTGAGAACATTTGGGAGGTAAATAACATGGAAAACTGCAAAGTAAATATCCTGGGAACAGAATACAAAATCTGTTTAAAAAAACTTGGTGCTGAAGATATGGATGGGTATACGGACCCAACATCTTATGAAATTGCCATCAGAAATGACAATATTAATGAAATTGGTGATTTTGACGCATTACAAAGAAAACAGTTAAGACATGAAATAATTCATGCCTTCATGAATGAGTCGGGACTTCAATGTAATTGGCAACATACACAGCAATTTGGGCAGGACGAAACCACAGTAGATTGGTTCGCCATTCAGTCCCCAAAAATTTTTAAAGTATTTCAAATGCTGGATATTTTGTAGGAGGTGAATATTATGCAGAAAACAGATTTTTCAAGAGCTATTAAAGAAATCAAAGAAGCTGCAAAATCTATTGAAAAAAATGCTGAGAAAATTGTAGGTGGATATGAATACCAGACAGATCTATATATTACTATACAGTTATCACCGGCAGAAGAGGTGAGAGTATCGATCCATCAGGAATACTTGCCAGAAGGTATTGTTGAGATCGATACAGAAATTTGAAGGGAGGTGATCCACACATCTCCCACCGGCGGGGAATGACCGGAACCAAAGGAGGAATGCTGATTGATTGCGGTAGAGGTCAGAGAAGACCATGTAGCAGTAACCGGACATGCTGGATATGCAGAAAAAGGCAAAGACATTGTGTGCGCTGCCGTATCTGTGCTGTTTCAGAACATGTGCAATAGCATACAGGCGTTTACCGGGGACAGAGTGAGGATAAGAACAGATCCCGGAGATTCCAGGATTGATTTTGAGGAATTGACAGAGAGTGGAAAGCTCTTAGTTGATTCCTTTTTTTGTGGGATATGCGCCATATCAAGCGAATACCCGGAATATGTAGAGATCAGATAGGAGAATACACATGAAATTTGATGAAGCATTAAAGATGATGAAAAACGGAACACCAATGAAGCTGCCTTCCTGGGGTGGATATTGGTATTGGGATCCTGACAAGGAAACTGTAATGATGAAGTGCAGGGCAGTAGACAGCGATACAGGAAAGGATCTGCTGGATATCAGAGAGACACAGAGGGTTGAATACACCCTGATGAACGTGGCTTCTGATGAATGGATCCCGGCCACAGAAAAGAACACAACTGTTCTGGGCGGCACTCCCACCTTTGGATTTGGAGAGGCAATTAAGTACCTGAAACGTGGGCTACAGGTTAAACGTCAGGGGTGGAACGGAAAAAGAGCAGTATATTGAACTGGCACAGAATATCAGTTATGCAGATCCGGATGGCGCCATTGTAAACTGCGATCACCAGGCAATAGGGAATAAAGCGATTGCTTTTGTTGGTACAAGCGGTGTTCAGATGGGCTGGCTGGCCTCTCAGGCGGATATGCTGGCAGACGATTGGACATTTAGAAACTGATAATCAGCAGCGGAAACGCTGCTTTTTTCATGCCTTTTTTTCGGCAGGCGTTAAAGAACCGAAGGAAATCTATATGCAATGGCCTGGGCTTAATTGAATGGGCTGGGGCAGAAAGGACGAAATATGAAGAACAAGATTTTTGAGTTGATGATGGACTTGCAGTTATTTGCAGAAGGTGACGGCACTGGGGCCGGAGATCCCGGAAATGGTGCTGGGAACCCAGGAGGAGAAGGGGCCGGAGGCTCTGAAGGAAAAGAAGGCGGAGATCCGAAGCCGAATAACACAGGAAGTTTTGACGATTTTCTGAGCAATCCTGAAAATCAGGCGGAATTCGATAGAAGGGTGGCAAAGGCCCTGAACAAACAGAAGGAAAAGCTTGACAGCGAGTACCAGGTAGGGCTGGAAGACGCAAAGAAAGAGGCTGAAAAGCTGGCGAAGATGAACGCTGAACAGAAGAAACAGTATGAAGAGGAAAAGAAAGACCAGCTTATTAAGGACCAGCAGGCAGAAATTGACAAGTTAAAGCACGACGCTATGAGATCAGAGTTGTCAAAGGAAGCCGCCAGGATCATGAAAGCAGACCACTCTATCGTTGCTACTCAGGACATGCTGGACTTCGTGGTAGGAAATGATGCAGATACCACAAGAGCCAATATCGAAAAGCTCGTAGGGATTATTAAAGATGATAGAAAGCAGGTAGAGGCAGCCAGAGCTACAGGACGGACCCCGAAATCCTACGGAGGAAATAATCCAACGGTCTCTGAAATCGACAAGAGAATCGCTAAATACAAACATTAAGGAGAGCAAAAAATGAAGAATAAAATTGTAAGATTACACATGAACTTACAGCTTTTTGCGGCCGGCGAAAACAATGATCTGCCAGCAAGCAGCTACCAGCTTGAATTTAAAGAGCTGTTATCTGTAGTATTCAGAAGCCTGTCTTATTTCTCTGACTTCTTCGGTGGCGGACTTGAAGCACTGGACGGAGTAAGAGAAAACGAGACAGCTTTTTATGTTAAGACCTCTGATATCCCGGTTGTTGTGGGCGATTCCTATGACAAGGGCGCAAACACAGCGTTCGGTACCGGAACCGGAAATACTACAAGATTTGGTAAACGCACAGAAGTTATCTATACAAACACTCCGGTAGAGTATTCCTGGGAGTGGGTATACCACGAAGGAATTGACCGTCATACAGTAAACAATGATTTTGATGTTGCTGTTGCGGATCGTCTGGAGCTGCAGGCCAGAGCAAAGACAGCTCAGTTTAACGATCATCACAGCAAATTTATCGCAAAATCTGCAGAAAAAGTGCTGTCAATCGAAACATACTCTGCGGATAATGTACTGAAGCTGTTTGATGATATGTCCGCATATTTTAACAATATCGAAGCTGTCGGCACTAAAGTGGCTAAAGTAAACTCCACTCTGTACAATGCTATTGTAAATCATCCATTAATGACTACTGGAAAGAACAGCTCCACAAACATTGATGATAATGAAGTTGTACGGTTTAAAGGATTCAACATCCAGGAGATCCCAGACAAATACTTTCAGGATGATGATTGCTGCTACGCTTATATTACCGGAATCGGAAAAGCATTTACCGGAATCAATACCGTAAGGACCATTGAATCTGAAGATTTTGACGGTGTAGCTCTCCAGGGCGCAGGAAAAGCTGGAGAATATGTGCTGCCAGATAACAAGAAAGCTATTGTTAAGGTTACTGCAGGCACAGCAAACGGACTTGATAACCTTACAGTTACCAGTCAGGCCGGATCAACCCCTGGAACCACCCAAATTACCGTGTCCCCGTCACTTACAGGCGGAAACAGCTATAAATACAAAGTAGCCGAAAATGCTGTTCTTCCGGCAGTAGGCCAGAGCGTTAAGAACTGGTCTGCATGGGACGGAACAAGTGATATCACAGCTGCAACAGGCCAGGAAATCGTAGTGGTAGAATGTGACGATAAATATCATGCTCTGAAAGGCGGAGTTGCCACAGTAACTGCCATGGCATAAGGAAGGTGATGCCTTATGCTGGAAAAATTAGAGATACTGCTTGGATTTCATGAAGAGGATATCACACCGGAGCTGGAAGAAAAACTAGATCTGATCCTTGAATCGGTTCAGGCTAGGCTTAAAAATCTGCTGGGCGGAATGGAAATCCCCGGCTCTATGGAATACATAGTAATCGAGGTTGCTATAAGCCGATTTAACCGGATTGGATCAGAAAATATGTCTTCTCACTCTGTTGCAGGTGAATCTATTACTTATACAGAGAACGACTTTGCCCCATATATGGACGAAATACAGGCCTTTCTGGATAGTCAGAAGGGCCACTCTATCGGGAAAGTGAGGTTTATCTAATGAGATATGATACACCAGTTTATTTCCAGAAGATCACTCCAGGAGAATATGATCCAGATAGCGGAGACACTGCTGAAGATATCATAGAAGAGACTGAGCGTTTCGCCTCTGTATACAGCACAGGGGCCGAAATGCTCAATTTGGTATACGGGCAGATCCGGCAGGATAGCCTCACTATCCAGCTCCAGACACAGTATAAGGCTCCGTTTGACCGTATCAGGGTAGGAGATACGGTGTACAAAGTGGATACCGTACAGAATCTTCGTGTCAAGCAGTATTTTGTGGTATCGGAGGTGCAGTAATGGGAAAAGACATAAAGATCGTTGGCGTTGAAAAAGTTATTGGAAAATTAAAGAAAAATATGACGCTAGATGATTTAAAAAGAGTTGTTCGTAAAGATGGCGCAGATATGACCGACAAAATAGTTGACCATGCTGTTTTTACAAAAGGATATTCCCATGGTGACACAAGAGAAAGTATACATCTTGAAATCACAGATAACGGACTGACTGCAGAAGCCGGGCCATCAACTGCTTACTCAGAATACCTTGAATGGGGCACACGATTTATGGATTCACAGCCATTTGTGAAACCTGGATTTGATGAGCAAAAAGAAATATTTAAAAAACATGTTAAAGAAATGATGAGGTGATTCAGTGGATCCACAGCAAGAATTATATACTGAAATTCTAATGCAGCTAAAATCACTGGGAAAACAGAACGGATACGGCGTATATGATGGGTTCTTACCACCTCCAAAAACGCCATATCCGTTCATTTATTTGGCAGACAATACGCTGAATGATGAGATCAATAAAACGGCAGTATTTGGCACAGTAAGCCAGACAATTCATGTCTGGCATAACAATCCTCATAAGCGAGGGACCGTATCCAAAATGCTGCTGGATATTAAGGATATCTGCCGGGGAATCAGCCATACAAAGAATTTCGGCTGGATGATTACGGCAGTAAATCAGCGGATTCTGCCGGACACCACGACAAAACAGCCGTTGTTACACGGCGTATTACAAATAGACTTTAAATTTAGTTAGGAGGAACTGCTATGAATATAAATTTGCAATTGTTTGCTGAAGCGGTACAGGGAAAAAGAATTGTACATATGTTTCGCTTGGCTTCAAAGGAAACAAGTGCAGCCGGAAAAGCTTTTCCGTTTGTGACAGAAGCAGGCCGAACAAAAAGTGCAGATGCTGACAGTGTAGCCACTAAAGATGGATCACTCAGAACCCCAGCTCCGGTTGAAACCGAAATTAATATAACAGCAATTATGTCAACTGAGAATGACGCCATCAACGAGCTTGAAGATGCTATGGATGCAAACGCTTTGATTCAGCTTTGGGAAGCAAATCTGGATACACCTGCAAGTGCGGGGGCTAACAAATATGAGGGATACTATTTTGAAGGATACCTTACCAGTTTTGAGGTTACAGCAAACGCTGAAGACCATGCGGAAATTACTATGACATTTGGAATTAATGGATCAGGAAAGCGTGGAGATGTAACAGTTCCACAAGCAGACCAGATTACTTCCAGCTATTCATTCAAAGATACAGTACAGGGAGCCGGATTATAGGAGGAATATAAAATATGTTGGAATTAACTATTGATAATCAGGTTTATCAGTTTAATTTTGGTATGCGTTTTCTTGTAGATATTAATAAAATGTCTAAGGCAAGCGCAAACGGTATTGAACAGAATACAGGATTCCAGTCTGCGCTGGTTGGTATCCAGGCGAAGGATACAGAGACACTTTCTAAAGTTCTGTTTTCTGCTAACTCTGGAATGTCACCCAGAATTACTATGACACAGATCTACTCTTACTTTGATGATGAAGAAACCGATATCGAAAAATTATTTGATGATGTTATGGGTTTTTTCGAGAGAGCAAATGCTACCAAAGTAATGACCAAAAGCTTTCTCAATGCGCTGGAGAAGGGGAAAACAGCAGAAAACCCAGCATAGAGGATCTGTACAATGAAGTGGCAGAAACGTGTATTCGATTTTTTGGAATTACAGACTTCAGGCAGATCGACCAGATAACGATTGCTCAATATGAAATCATGATGGAAGCCTTGCGGATGCGGCAAGTAGACGAAAACTACAATGCGCACCGTCAGGCTTTTCTTAATTTTTCAGTGCAGGCAGAACGCCCTGCCGGGAAAGGGAAAACACGCCCGGTATATAGACGGTTTAAACAATTTTTTGATTACGAAAAAGAGTTGAAAAAAGCAAAAGATCATAAAAATGCTGTGCAGCGAATTCGTGATTATGTGACTAAAGAACGTGCAATTAAGAAGGCAGGTGGTAAACATGGCTGAAAGTTTTTCTGTGAAGGCAATTTTATCTGCAACTGATAAAGGATTTTCTTCTGCCATGAAATCTGCCAGCCAGAGTATAACAAATCTGAAATCCACTGTTACAAGCGGGTTAGGATTTGGAATAATGGCAGGAATAGGACAAAGCGCATTTAATGCCTTAAAAAATACTGTCACTGGATTTACAGGATCAATCATAAACACCGGCGCAACATTCCAGGCAGAAATGTCAAGGGTTCAGGCTATATCAGGAGCTACAGCTTCGGAATTTGAAAAACTACGAAAGCAAGCGATACAGTTAGGGGCAGATACATCTTTCTCATCAACAGAAGTAGCACAAGGTATGGAAAATTTGGCGGCTGCCGGATTTGCTACTAATGAAATTATGAGCGCAATGCCAGGGCTTTTAAATATGGCTGCCGCTTCAGGAGAGAATTTAGCAACAAGTTCCGACATTGCTGCTTCGACTCTTAGAGGCTTCGGATTAGCAGCTGAAGACATGAGTCATGTTGCTGATGTACTGGCAGAAAATGCGAACAGGACAAACTCATCTGTATCTCAGACCGGAGAGGCAATGAAATATATTGCCCCTCTTGCGAGAGCAGCGGGAATATCTTTTGAAGAGACGGCCGCAGCTATTGGTATTATGGCTAATGCCGGAATACAAGGATCACAGGCTGGAACAACATTAAGAGGAGCATTAAGCAGACTTTCTAAACCGACAGATACAATGATAACTGCCATGAAGCAGTTGGGCGTAAGCTTCTATGATTCTTCGGGGAAAATGAAGCCCCTATCTGAACAGATAGGAATGCTGAAAAATGCCATGTCCGGAATGACGGACGAGCAAAGAAATAACTACCTGGTTACGTTGTATGGACAAGAAGCGCTGTCCGGTATGCTTGCGCTGATTAATGAAGGAGAGGGAAGCCTAAACTCTCTTACAGAAGCATACAGAAAATGTGATGGCTCTGCCGAGAAAGCTGCTGAAACTATGCTCAACAACTTTAACGGAGCTGTTGAGGAAATGAATGGTTCTGTAGAAAGTTTAGGTATTTCTATTTTTTACAGCTTATCTGAGCCGCTTACAGAGGCGGTAAAAAGCATAACGGAATTTGTAAATAAAGCCAATGCAGCATTTGAATCTGGTGGAATTGATAAAAAAATAAAGAAATTTGTAGATAATGCATCTAAATACTGGGAAGTATTTAGAAAAAATGCGGTAGAAGTTGGAAAAGCATTCGGAGACGCATTTTCTGCCATTGGTGATAGCTTGTCGGAGCTTAATGGTGCCTTTGGAAGCACGGAAAGCATAAAAAGTTTTTCGGATGTCATTGGTGTTGCAAAGGATGCATTAGTAGGGTTTGCAGGGTTTTTAGAAAATAATTCAGACGCTATAGCAAAAGTAATAACACAGCTTCCAAAACTTTTCGTTGCATATAAAGGATTTAAGATTTTACGATCCATAACTCCGCTTGTAAGCGCATTTTCTGGAGCTATATTAAGCCTTGGAAGTTCAATTATTAATAAGATAGCTCCAAATCTTACTGGAATATCCAAAGGGCAAGACGCTGTTGGAAAATCAAGCGTGAAAGTTACAAGCAATGTTCTACAGTCAGCCCAGGCATTTGCGTTAATGGGGGCTGGAATTTTGCTTGTAAGTGGCGGATTTGCATTATTGGCCAAGTCCTCTATAGCACTGGCCGAGTCTGGAGGGGCAGCAATAGCAGTAATGGTTGGTATGGTAGCTGCGGTAGTTGCGCTAGGTGCAGGATTTACAGTAATGACAAAAGCTATTACTGCTACACCAGCACAACTCCAGGCTTTGGGAGTGGCTTTGGTAGCACTCGGAGCTTCCGTTCTCCTAGTAAGCGCAGGATTTGCTGTAATGGCTCAGTCTTCTATAGCGCTATCAGAAGCTGGCACACCAGCAATTGCAACAATGTTCGGAATGGTGGCTGCAATGGGTGCATTGATGGCAATTGCAGCGTTACTAGGAAAGCAGCTTACATCTGCGTCTGTCGGGTTGGTTGCATTTGGCGCCGCTATATTAATTGCAGGAGCAGGAATGTATGTAATGTCTTCGGCTGCGATTAGATTAACTAATGCAGGAACTCCAGCAATTGCTGTAATGGCAGGAATGGTAGTTGCAATGGCAGCATTAATGGCATTGGCAGCGGCCTTAGGACCAGCACTTACAGCAGGATCTATTGGTTTTATCGCATTTGGAGCGGCTATTGTATTAGTGGCTTCAGGGGCACTTATAGCAAGTGCAGCACTTGCGGTTGTTGCAGCAGTGCTTCCAACGGTATCTGAGTATGGTTCACAGGGAGCCGTTGCAATCGCTGAATTGGGAGCGGCTATGTTGGTATTCGCAGCTGGATCTGCCGCCGCTGGCGTTGCGAGTGTCGCTTTAGCCGCAGGACTTGTAGCTGTCGGAGCCGCAGCAATTGTAGCAGCGGCAGGAACCACATTGTTAGCAGCAGGAGCTACTACTTTAGGAGCTGGATTACTTATTGTCACAGCGTCTGGAACAGCACTCGCAGCTGTACTCCCTATGCTGGCTTCTGGCGCATTATCAAGTGCGGCCGGATTTACTGCACTATTAGCGTCAGCAACAGGATTAAGTGCAATTATGCTGGCCCTTACGGCTGCAATGGCTGCTTTTGCAGTATCGTCCGCAGCTTCCACAGTGGCATTACTTGCGTTTTCTGCGGCAATGGCTGCTGGTACAGTTGGTACGGCGGCAATGGCTGCGGCGCTTGTGCTTGTAAACTCCAGCATGAAATCCATTGCGACAAATGCGAAAAGCGCACAGTCCTCTATTGCAAGTATGCGATCATCTCTTGATGTCGTAAATGAGGGATTAGACGCACTCGGTAATAAAGCGAAAAGTGCCGTAAATAAACTGATTAGTACATTTTCTAATTCTGCCGGAAAAGCCAAGAGTGCAGGGAAAAAGGTTGGAGACAGCATAAACGACGGAGTAAAAAGCGGGCTTGACCAGCTTCCAAATACAGCAAATAACGCTATGAATAGATTTAATTCTGCTATTAGCGCAGGAGGATCACGAGCGGTGTCAACTGCACGGAGTATGACGAGTTCCATTATATCTGCCCTTAATTCGGCTCAGAGCGGCGCATACAGTGCAGGTTACAACATAGGGGCTGGTCTTGCAAACGGAATGTCTGCCAGCCTTGGCAGAGTGCAGAGTATAGCTGCACAGCTTGCGGCAGCTGCGGAACGAGCTATTCGGGCAGAGGCGCAGATTCACAGCCCTTCCAGGGTAACAGATAAGCTGGGACAGCATTTTGGAGAAGGCTGGGTTGAAGGAATAAGATCCATGGCGAGAGACGCAAAACAGGCAACTGAGGAACTTATCGCTATCCCTTCACTTCCAGATGTTCCAACACCCTCTCTTTCCGGTGCTGGTGGAGGAAACTGGGAACTGTCCGAGGATTACTCGTATACTCGAAATGCCAAGTATACCATTATTATTCCGTTAAACCTGGAAGGCAAAGAGGTATCTCGGATCACGGCCCCATTCATGGAAGAAGACCTTAGAAAGCGTGAAAAAGTAAACAACATGATTAATGGAATCAGGTGATTGCCATGTACGATTTTAAAGATACAACAATTCAGGCAGAGGCCGGGAGTAACCCACTTCCGGCCGAAGCTATGCAGATCAACGGGGAATACATTGAAAATCTTATAGATGGATACCGTACCTTATATGTTACGGGACGGGATCTCCTTGAATCTGATATCACAGAAATACAGGTTGGAAACAGTGACGGATCTGAATTCCAAAGCAAGCGTAATGCTCCCAGGACAATAACCGTAGGGTATCAGCTTCTTTCCAGCAGTCCAGAAGAATTCCGTGAAAAATATAATGAGTTGAGCAGGATATTAGACCAGGAGCAAGCACGCCTGATCTTTTATGATGAGCCTGACAAGTATTTTATCGGGACAAAAAGCGAAGTCGGGGATGTTGAAAGCGGAAAACTGAATGTAACCGGAGAATTTACTTTTTATTGCTGCGATCCTTACAAACATGCGCTGACAGAAAAAACCTTCCAGGCCAGACTGAACGGGGAAGGAATAATGGAGGCTACTATCCAGAACGAGGGCACTGAAGAGTGTGCAGTGAATTACACAATTACCCATAACCACGAAAATGGATTTGTGGGCATTGTGAGTGAATACGGGGCCATGCAGTATGGAAAGATAGATGAGGTCGATGTAGAGACGCTGCAGCGGTCAGAAAAACTATTTGACTATCGAAATCCTACCCAGTTTGAAAGCATGACAGATAGACAGGGGATTTTTACAGAAGATTTCGGAAAAAACGGTACATGGCGAACAAATAGGTATGATGAAAAAGACTTTCTGGCCGTGGACAGTGTTGGCTCTGGATCCGGGTGGCATGGGGCCTCTAAAATGGTATACCTGCCGCAAGACTCTTCTGGAAGTAATTCTGCACAGAATTTTCTCCTGCAGTCTACGATATGGTTTGAGGCCGGAAAGCCCTCTCAGACGGGGATGCTAATGATCGCTGTTGCAGACGAGAGCGATACCCTACTTGCCTCTATGCACATTATGAAGACGGGTACTACAGACGGCGCCGCCCGGTGTATTATGAAAATCCGTGATTCTGAAAAGAACCGGATATCCTATACTGCGGACAGGAACGGCCGCACCGCTTACGGAAAGGGACAGACATATATCCGAAAAACAGGTGATCTGTTTGAGTTTTATTTCACTGGGAAAAAGTACCAGTATAGAGTGCCAGAGGAGGCAAATACAAAAGCCCGCAGTGTTTCAATCTTTGTGGGAAATTATGCGGGCCGTGGCAATAGCGCAGATGAGCTTGTAACCAGAATGTATTTCGATTACTTGTTCTTCCGCAAGGACAATGTCACGTATGCCAACGACATTCCCAATCGGTATCCGGCTGGAAGCACGCTGTACATTAACGGTGAAGAAGGAAAAGTGTATCTGGACGGCGTTAATTGCGGGGAAGATGAAATCGTTGGAACACAATACTTTAAGGTCCCCCCAGGAGAAACTGTAATACAGTTTTTGTACTCCAGCTTTTCAAGCCCGGCACCTACGATATCCGCCAGCATTACGGAGGTGTACATATAATGGAATATGTAAGAATAGCAATTTTAAGCACATACGATAAGGTATGTGCTTTTTTAGATAATAAGGCCAAAAAGTCACTGCATTACTATGATGATGAACTGGTTGAATATTTGAAGGGAACGGCAAGCACCCTAACTTTGACCGCAACTGCCCGCCATCCGGACTCGCAGTATTTAGTGGAGGGAAACAAGCTGTCCTTTAAATACCGTGATCGTGACTATTACATGAATATCATGCATGTAGAGAGAGACGAGTATGAGGTAACAGTTGAAGCGTACTCGTTGTCCTTTGAATTGCTTAACGAACAACGGGGCTCCTATTCTGCAGCCGAAGCTATGAGCTTTACAGAATACATGTCTGTATTTGATCCAGAGCATACTGTCACGTTAGGGATCAATGAAGTATCTGACAAGTTGATCACTCATTCCTGGGAAGGAGAAGACACGATTCTTGCCAGGATTTTCTCTTTAGCGACCGTTTTTTCTGCTGAAGTTGAATTCCTCCCAGAGCTGAATGATAACTACTCTCTGAAAAGGATTATTATGAACGTATACAAAGAGCATTCCGACACGGCCCAGGGAGTAGGGCAGCGGCGCTCTGACCTGACTTTACGGTACGGCAAAGATATTTCCGGAATCACAAAAATATCCGATATCAAAGAGCTGTATACTGCAATAACTCCCGTAGGCCGTGACGGGCTTACCGTAGCATCCTTAGACAAAACAGAATATGATGCTGACGGAAATGTGGAGTATCGCAGTCCTTTAAATAGTACTCATATTTACGCGGTACAGGCCCGGGACCGGTTCCCGTCCAACCTGATGGCGAATGAGAATGAGAGATACATCGGCGTGAACTGGGAATATGATACCGAGAATGTAAACACCCTGTACGGACAGGCTTTGGCCCAGTTAAAGAAGAATTGTGTGCCGAAAATCTCTTATGAGGTAAATGGATATTTTGACACCAATATTGGAGACACTGTAACTATTGCAGACGAGTCTTTTAACCCGGTGCTGTACCTGGAAGCCAGGGTAACGGAACAGCATAGGAGTTTTACTGATCCTACCCAGAACAAAACTACATTTGATAATTTTAAAGAGCTACAGAGTGAAATAGACAGCAGCCTCCTTGCAAGAGTGGAAGAGCTGATCGCCCAGGGAAAGACCTATACAGCTATGATCTCTACCAACAACGGGATTGTATTTAAGAACGGTGTAGGCGAAACTACAATGACTGCTCATGTCCGGGATGCGGGCGGGGTGGAACTGGCACAGAACTTTGAAATCCACTGGTATAAGGATGGTTCCGAAGTCTATATTGGAAATCCCTATACAATATCTGCAGATGATGTGGACGGAAAGGCTGTATATCGGTTTGAGGCCGTAGATGCTTCCGGGGCAGTCAAGGCGTTCTACGAGGTAACAGTGTCAGACGTTAATGACGGCCAGGATGGAGAAGACGGGGAACCTGGCCCGGAAGGACCTGCTGGACCTATCGGGCCACCCGGGGCCGATGGCAAAAGCCTGTACACCTGGATCAAGTATGCAGACAGCCCTACAACCGGCATGAGTGATACGCCGGAAGGTAAGCAGTATATGGGGATTGCCTATAACCAGGAGAGCCCTGTTGAAAGTACAGATTATGGTGATTACGAATGGTCCCTTATTACCGGGGAAGGAGTACCAGGACCAGCAGGGGAGGATGGCAAGACTTACTATACCTGGATCCGTTATGCGGATGATGCAAGTGGAAATGGAATGTCAGACAGCCCTGAAGGCAAGGATTATATAGGAATCGCCTATAATCAGGAATCCCGGACGGAAAGCAATAATCCAAAGGATTATGTATGGTCGCTCTTTAGGGGGCCGCAAGGTATCCAGGGGCCGCAAGGAGAACAAGGAGTCCCGGGACCGGCAGGGGCTGATGGAAAGACTACATATTTCCACATCAAATACAGTCCGAACGCAAACGGAGATCCAATGTCTGAAGTTCCGGATGTCTATATAGGAACCTATGTGGATTTTAACCAGATCGACAGCACAGATCCAGAGGATTACACCTGGATGCGGTTCCAAGGAGCACAAGGTGCTGATGGAGCCCAGGGGATTCCCGGAACAAATGGAGAGGATGGGAAAACCAGCTACCTGCATATCGCCTACGCCAACAGCGCAGATGGAACTGTAGATTTTAGCATCACGGAAAGCGACGGGAAATCCTATATTGGCCAGTATGTTGACTTTAAGATAAATGACAGCGAAAACCCGTCAGACTATAACTGGACAAAGATTAAAGGTGATGATGGAGTCAGCCTCTATACCTGGATCAAGTATGCGGATACCCCCACAACGGGCATGTCGGACAGCCCGGACGGAAAACAATACATGGGGATCGCCTACAATAAAACAACACCGGAAGAAAGCACGAGATACGAGGATTACACCTGGTCAAGAATTACGGGCGAAGGAATACCGGGAGCACCGGGCGAAGACGGGAAGACGCTGTATACTTGGGTGAGATATGCAGATAACGCTCAGGGCGGAGGAATTTCTGACGATCCAGAGGGAAAAGATTATATAGGTCTGGCATACAACAAGGAAACGCCAGTGGAAAGCAATGATCCATCAGATTATACATGGTCTTTGTTCAGAGGACCTCAGGGGATACAAGGGCCTCAAGGCGAGACCGGACCACAAGGACCGATAGGGCCTCAGGGCACACCGGGACCAGCGGGAACAGATGGGAGGACATCCTATTTCCATGTGAAATATTCCTCGGTTTCCAATCCTACTTCTTCTTGGCAAATGACAGAAACCCCTTCGGAATACATAGGAACCTATGTGGACTTCGCCGAGATGGATAGTAACGATCCTTCTGATTATACCTGGAGCAGATTCCGGGGAATGGACGGTTCCCAGGGGATTCCGGGGACAAACGGAGAAGATGGAAGGACCTCATATCTTCATATTGCTTACGCTAACAGCGCAGACGGCCATACAAGTTTTAGCATTTCGGACAGCACTGGAAGAGCGTATATGGGGCAGTATGTAGATTTTATCCAGGCAGACAGCAATGATCCGGATGATTATACCTGGAGCAAGATCAAGGGAGAAGACGGGAAAGTTTTGTATACCTGGATCAAATACGCTGACACTCCAACCACAGGAATGAGCGACAGCCCGGATGGAAAGAAATATATGGGGATCGCTTACAATAAAGAAAGCAAGACAGAGAGCACAAAATACAGCGATTACGCCTGGTCCCTGATCCTGGGTGAAGGAATCCCCGGAGAGGCGGGGGAGGATGGAAAGACACTCTATACCTGGGTAAAATACGCGGACGATGCACAGGGCAACGGGATATCAGACAGCCCAACCGGAAAGAACTACATAGGATTGGCTTACAATAAAGAGACTCCCACAGAGAGCAACAGGCCGTCAGATTATACCTGGGCGTTGTTCAGGGGGCCTCAAGGAGTCCAAGGTCCACAAGGGGAGCAAGGCCCAGCAGGACCTGAAGGGCCTCAGGGTCCAACGGGTCCCCAGGGAAATCCTACAGGTATTACTGTATCGCCTACAGAACCTAAAAATCCGTACATCGGAATGCTATGGAAACACACCGGGACAGTACCAGGTCTGGTGCAGAACGCTACATATCGATGGAACGGTAGCTCATGGGAGCTATATCTCTTTGTTGCGCAGAATATCTCTGTAAAATCCCTGGATGCATTTGCGGCGGATCTAGGCCTGATTACTGCGGGCGAGATCAATATCCCATGGAAAAACAGCTCAATGGCGGTCAGTCCCAATATATCGGTTGATGGTAATACAAGGCTGTTTAAGTCAGAAAACGGAGGATATCCGTTGTATATGACTTATACAAAAAGAGACAAGAACAACCATAATCGAATTATTGCGACAGGATATGCAAGATATGATTACAACAATGTATATATTTCGGAAACCAATAGTGTAACTGGAAAGACCATAACCGCACAGATAACAGATGGGACTGTGATCCTTGGAAATGGCGATGGATTCGCAACTCTGGAATACAATGATATTCAGAATATTAAAACAGGATTATACGACAAAGGCTGGTTTTCCGGAGACTTTAGTAATTTGATCGAGCCAGGAGTTTACATGTGCAGCTTCTCGGAAATCCAGAATGCATATTATGTATCCGGATGGGGCATTGCAGAAGTAATTGCTACCGAAACAGATACTCTACAGAAGATTTTTTACTACAACAACGGATCTCTGGAAATTGCTATGCGATATAGATCCAATAGCGTATGGAGTGACTGGTCTCTGATCCCTGTGTATTCAGATTCGAAGTGGAAAGATATATCCCTTGTTTCCGGATACGTGGCTTCAGAAAATCGAATACCTCAATACAAAGTAAGCGGAAATAAGGTAGAGCTAAGAGGGCAAGTAGAAAAGAGTAACGGCAGCACTGTAAAGGGTACGTGCGCTATACTGCCAACTGCTATCCGCCCTTCCATGAATCGAATATTTCAGTGTGCGGATGATACGTATTATGGCTGCCGTGTAGCAATTGTAAGAGATGGCACTGTCCAGATCAGGACGGCAACAAATTCTACTTATGTATCCTTAGACGGCATTTTTTATTATTTGTAGGAGGATATGCAATGGAGAAATTAATCTTGGCAGACGGAACAGAAATAGAAGTCCAAGCCGGAGCACGTTTGCAGGCCGTGGTCACAATGGTCGAAGATTATATAGGATTGGCAGCCTTGGCAGGAGACTTAACAGAAAAGAATCTGTCCAGCGTAAAATTTGTTGAAAACGATACCATAAATGCAGAGTACAAAAACCTGATTATGACACTGCCAAATTTCTATGTTACCCAAAAGCCTGATTGCTTGGAGATAACTTTTAGGCTCCGGGAGAGAAGCAAGGAAGAAGAGCAGCAGGAAGATGTACGGACGGTGCTTACATATCTGACAGATGAACAGGCTCTGTCCGTAAAAGATCTGCATGAAGAGTGGGTACCGAATAAAGACTATAAAACAGGAGACAGAAAGCTCTATAATGGGGTACTGTATAAATGCTTACAGGACCATACTGCACAGGCAGAATGGAATCCAGAGAACGCCCCGTCTCTGTGGGCAAAAATCTTGATTCCAGATCCAGGAGTGATCCCTGAATGGGAACAGCCGGAAAGCACCAACGGATATTCTGCGGGCGATAAAGTGACACACAACGGAAAAATCTGGGAGTCTCTGGTGGATAACAACGTCTGGGAGCCTGGAATAGTGGGCACAGAGTCTCTCTGGAGAGAAATAAAGTAATGGCAGAGGAGGCATAATTATGCGCATACTAAAATTCATTGTCGAAGGGCAGACTCTAAGTAAAGACCCAGAATGCGATTTTAGCCATATTATCAAGGGCAGCAAGGATTACCTTGGCTGCTCTTTTAAATTGCCCGCAGACTGGCGAAATATCCCTCTGGCAGCTACATTTACACATTACGGAAAAGAAATATGTGCATCTCCGGTATTTTCCGGAGCCTGCCTGGTGGATAATGCTGTCACAGATTATAAGAACTTTAAAATATCTTTGACTGCGATAAAAAACGGAGAAATTGTCCGGACAAACGCAGTGAAAATATGGCAAGAGGAGGGATAAATTATGGCAAGTACAGAAGAGGTATTAAAAGCCCTTCAGAACGCTAAAATCGCAACATTAGCAGCACCGGAACCGGAGGAGCTTGTAATTGATGCAGAAAGCAGAACTATAACGGTTCCATCCTCTGAACGTCTATTTGGCGTTACGGGGGATATGAATATCGAGCGCAAATATTTCCGTTGCCCTAAGATCGTCGGAGATAATATAGATTTATCTACACATCAGATATTTATTGCCTATGTATACACAGAGACAGAAAGCGGATCTATTTTCCCGTCTATCGGTGTCGCTCCATATCATTGCGAAGATGTGGAAGTAGATGGAGAAGACATTACATTCTCCTGGAAGCTTACCGGAAATGTATTCAAAAATCCCGGATTTATTCTATTTAAAATGTACGCTAAGAGAACAGAAACGGATCCGAATACTGTTTTCAATACCACTCCGGCCATTGGGACAGTGCTTGCGACAATCCCGGATGGAACAGAAGAGATTGTCGAAGAATACCCGGATGTTATTGCACAGATCTTTGACCGTCTGGATGCTTTGGAATCTGGCGGCAGTGGTGGCACTGGCGGTACAACGAATTATGAAAATCTTTCCAATAAACCGCAGCTAAACGGAGTAACTCTGGAAGGGAACAAAACTCTTGACCAGGTAGGCGTGTTGGCAAAGAATCAGGGATCCAATAATTCAGGGAAATTTCTCTCTGTTGGAAGTGATGGAAATGTGGTTCCTGCGGATGCTCCATCCGGCGGAGGTGGTGGCTCCGGCACTCCGGGTAAAGACGGTCGGGAAATCCAAATCCAGAACAACGGAACAGCAATCCAGTGGCGGTATGTAGGAGATGTATCATGGACAGACCTTGTACAGCTGTCTGATATTACGGGCGCAAAAGGCGATCCTGGGGAGAACGGTATTACTCCGACCATCGGAGTAAACGGGAACTGGTATTTGGGAGAAACTGACACCGGGAAGCTGAGCCGGGGAGAGAAAGGCAACCCCGGAGACAAAGGAGATCCGGGAGATAAAGGAGACCCTGGGCAGACCGGAGCAACCCCTAACATCCAGATCGGAACCGTGCAGACGCTTGAACCTGGACAGCAGGCAACAGCGAGCATGACGGGAACACCGGAAAATCCACTGCTGAACCTGGGAATCCCGAAGGGAGAAAAGGGCGACCCGGGGGAAGATGCTGAAAGCGGTGACCCATACACTCTCCCCATTATGTCAGATACACAGCTGGGCGGTGGAAAAGCTGTAGAGAAAACGGATGAAGATGTGCCTGTAGCAGTAGATCCATCGACAGGACAATTGTTTGTTCCGACTTATCCGGAAAATACAGGAGGTGACACAATAAACGTGGATGCAGAACTAAAAGAATACATGAATGTAGCAAAACCTGCAATCGCAAGCGCAATCATCAATAAGGGCGGAAGCGTGGAACCGGATGACAGCCTGAATGATTATGCTACACGCATTTCAGCAATTCCGAATGATGTATATCCGGCCGAAACATTACCGGAGCAGACAAATCTTTCAGCCTCCGGATTACAGGATTCTGTAGGTATCAAGCTGAACTGGTCAAATGTCAATGCCAGCGGATACCTCATTCTTCGGAAAGAAAACGCAATGCCTGCTACTTCTGCTGACGGTGATATTGTATATAACGGCACTTATGCAGTAAACGGTTACACCGATACAGGGGTTCAGAAAGGTAAGGTATATTACTACAGAATCTTCCCACGGAACAGCAAGAACCAATACCAATCGTTGGAGGACGGTGCTGTCGCTATGGTGGACTATAAAGACCGTGCTGGGCAGACACTTCTTGGTGATCTTCCACTTGGTACAAAGATAAAATTTGGTCAGTGGAACGGATCTGATTTCTTCTGGGAGGTTGTCGATACACAGGATAAGGCAAGTGGATTTTTGACAGTTGCGGCAGATCAGAATCTAGGAAACAGACAGTTTGACGCACCAGAGCCGAACAGTCCGATAACTAACAGAAAAACGCAGGGAAATAACAGATGGGCTTATTCAGCGGTCAGACAGCTGCTTAACTCAGAGGCAGATACAGACGCATGGTGGACAGCGCAGTATGAATATGACGCTGAGCCTTCCTATGCGGCACAGATACCAGGATTCCTGAAAGACTTTACTACATACGAAAAAGGAATTGTTGTCACTAAGACAAATAAATGCATACTTCCAAATGATGACGGTGGCGGATCAGAAACTGTCCAGGACAAGTTCTGGCTTCCGTCATACTATGCAATGGCGCTGGGGATTGTTCAGCCACTTGAAGATGATCATACCTATGAGAAATTCACGGATAATACTTCCAGATCATACCAGAGTAATTATTGGTTAAGAACTATTAACGGTGCGGAATCTCCGTCCTATGTTCGGGTTGTGAACTCCAGCGGCACTGCCATCAACGTTGCCGCTAGCAGCAGCCTTGCGGTGCGCCCGTTTTGCCAACTTCCCACTTCTGCTTATATGACTTGGAGCGATAGCAACGAGGCATATGTCTTCGCTGACGATAGTCAGCGGAATCCTTCGGCAACATAAAGGAAGATGATTTATGGCGAAGAGTGAAACTATACCAGTTCAGATAGACGCTGAGAAGCTTTGCAAACACACTCTGATCATCACGAATAATCTAAATAACTTTCCGAAGAAATATCGGTTTACACTTGTAGATCGTATTCTTCGGATAACATTTGATATTCACGATGATATTTGCAATGCGAATAATTCGTATGATATGGCCCAAAGAGTATCCTATATAGAAAATGCCATAGCTTCATGCAGAAAGCTTAAATTTTATGTGCGTATATGCAACGAAGTGTTAAAACCGAAATGCAGTATACCGTACTGGGATGAGCTGATATCAGGGATAGAGAAACAGTTATTGAACTGGAGAGTATCAACAAAGAAATTATTATAAAATACATAGGTTATGCGCTGTAGCGTCCAATGTTCGGAATGTGAACTCCAACGGCACTGCCAACAACAATGCCGCTAACAACAACAATGCGGTGCGCCCGTTTCGGTGGAATGTGAGAATGAGTAGCCAAAAGCGAAAACAGTACACCACCATCAAAAGAGCGCATAACCTTTCCGAAAGGATAAACATGGATAATGAAGAAATAATTAGTGATTTTGATAATCTGTACAGAGCATTCTTAAAAAGTAAGAATAATCGCAGTTATAAAACCTCTGCGATGTATTTCCAACTTAATGCAGTTTCTGAATTGAAAAAGCTGCAAAAAGAATTGAAAGACCACGCATACAAAGTGTCTGGATATACAGAATTTACTGTGTCTTATCCAAAGCAGAGAAATATTCTTGCTTGCAAATTCCGTGATAAAGTTGTACAGCACGTTCTATGTGACAATATTCTTGTTCCAATGCTCTCCGATATTTGTATTACAGATAACTATGCAGGACAGCAAGGCAAGGGAACAGGGTTTGCCAGGGAACGTCTCAGGAAGAAAATGGAGATGTTCTATTTCTCTAATGCAATGAATGGGTATTTTTACCGGGGTGATATCTCAAAGTATTATTACAGCATTAATCACGAAAAGGCTGTCGATATTATGGAATATTACTTTCCTGAAGATACACACTGGCTGGTTGAAAAGTTCATTAATTCAACTGCTGGAGATGTTGGAATTGCCCTGGGGAATCAGATAAATACAGTAGTATCAAACTTGTATCTGGATGGCCTGGATAAATTTATCAAAGGGGAACTCGGGATCCGGTATTATGGCAGGTATGCGGATGATTTTTATTTGATTCATGAGAGCAAGGAATATTTAAAATATTGCGAATATTGCATTAAAGAATATTTGGATACTCTTGAATTAACTCTAAATCCGAAAAGCCAGATTATACCTTTTAAGAATGGAATCTCTTTTATGGGGTTCCATTTTTATATGCAGAATTCCGGAGAAGTTGAAATTCGCCTTGACAATGGGAAGAAACGAGAATACAGGAGAAAGTTCAATAAGTTGTATAAAAAGGTTCTTTCTGGCGAAAAAGAACTGAGTGTGCTAGAGGACTCCTATCGCTCATGGAAAAATCATGCACAATACTGTACAGATCATTCAATTTTTAATTTCTATGAAAACAGATTAGAAGAATTGAGGAGGAAGAAAATGGTTATTGAAAATGGATATTACATATCCGATAGAACTTCCATCGAAAAGCCATATGCCTACATTGACTCTGGTACGCTGTATCTGCCCTACGACATTGAAAGCAACGAAGAAGAAGGGGGATACAAATTTAAAGAATACAGAGTAACGATCCCTATCACTGATGAAATTGACGCAGATGTTTTGAAACAGATCATTACAGCTATACCGGATGTGGATGAGGCAATTAACACAGCGCTCAAAGAACTGTTTGGCGACAATGCCTCCATTAAAAAAGTAGATCATTATAAAACATCTATAGAGTTAATTCCTAAAGTGGCCCAAACGCTTGATGATAAAACTATCGGGATCGCTTTTGCAGATTTGTTCCCAGTCTATGTACAGAATAAACAGCACGATTCCGGAGAAGTAGCCACACATCCGGAAACCGGATACCCATACGAATGCATGACTGCCTATGATGGTACTGTGCAGCAGGACTGGACGATAGACAATCGGACACTCTGGAAACCGTGGCACAGCCGGAAAGCAGAATACGCTCTCCCATGGGAAGCTCCTACCGGGGCACACGACATGTATAAGGCAGGAGAGTACATGATCTGGTCAGATGGAACTGTGAAGAAGTGCGTTCAAGATACCAATTTCAGCCCTGAAGAATATCCGCAGGCGTGGGAAGACGCATAAAAAGAGCCAGGTCATTCAAAAACCCGGCTCCTATCGTTGATAGGATGAAGATATAGTCCGAACTGCCGAGGAAACCGGCAGATGTATAGGATAAAGAGCCTATACGGTAACATAATGGCTGTGACACCAGAGCGGCTATCGCTGATGTAAACTATAACCTTGCCGCTCAGACAAACATTCTCCAGAACACTGTGAACAACAATGGAACTGCTATCCAGCAGGCCCTTAACACAGGATTTAGAGATGTGATTGACGCTCAGAACGCTGGAACACAGAGAATCGTTGATATGATTACTCAGGACAAGATTCAGTCCTTACAGACCGATCTTCAGTCCGCACAGTTACAACTTAGCAACGCAGCACAGACAAATAACATTGTAAATGCTCTCAGACCGACACCGGTTCCGAGCTACCCTGTTATGAGTCCTTATACTTCTATTATTAATCCAACTGGATTTACCTTCGGAGTAAATAATGGATGTGGATGCGGATATAACGCTTGTGGCTGCGGCTGCTAATAGTATCTTCCCTATGGGATGTTCGACATAAGTCGATTTTACTATAAACATTTCAAAGGGATAGATGCTATAAGGGCACTATCCCTTTTTCAATAACTGGAAAAGGAGAATAGAAAAATGGCTGAATTTACTTCAACAATCCAGCAGGTAGCGGCAGGACAGAACGCCGTACTTGATACAGATGTAATCAGAAGCCGGTGTGTAAGCCACAGAACAGGTTCCGGGCTTATCTGTGTAGATAATTCCGGGTGTGACTGCAAGCCGGCAAGATATAAGGTATTTGTGAAAGCAAACATCTCTATTCCGACAGGAGGAACAGTTGAAGCGATTTCTCTGGGAATTGCGCTGAACGGAGAGATTGTACAGAGTTCAATCGCAACCGTCACACCGGCAGCAGTAGGAGATGAGTTTTCCGTGGCAACAGAGGAAATCATAAACGCTGGGAAATGCCCGGTGAACATTGCCGTGAGAAACCCGAACACACAGACAATCGAGATTTCAAATCTTGTCGTTATCGTTGAGAGAATTTGTTAAGGAGGTAGGATTATGCACGAATATTCAAAGAGAATTGGAGAGCATATCAAATCCTGCTACTCCGATTTTAACAAAATGACCCGTGAGGAATTGGATGAACTGAAAGACTGGGCTTGCGTAATGAAAGACCTGACGGAGTACGACATCAATAAACGAGGCATTGAGGCTATGGATGAAGCTGAACAGGAAGAAAAAATGTACGGTCGCATGGGGTACCGTGGACGGGCCGCAAATGGAAGGTTTGTCCATAGAACCGGACGGGGACGTTCTGCAGGATATACCCCATACCTCCACATGATGGAGGATCAGGATGAATATGACGGAATGTATCGTGAAATGCCTATGATGACCGGATACCGCATGGGATATACAGATGGACGTACTTCCGGAAGCCGTACTGATATGGACGGACGGTCTGTGAATGACATGGATCGCAGCGGATATACAAAACAGGGCCATGGACGTTACGGAAAGGCATATGATGATTTTGACTACTACCGGAAACATTATACAGAGTCCAAAAGCCCTGAGGATAAGCGTATGATGAAGGAATCCATGAATGAAATCTTTGACGGTATGGAAAGCGTTATTGAAGATGTCATGAGATACGCCGATACTGCAGATAAACCAGCTTTGAAACAGAAGATGGTACAGATGGCCCAGAAAGTCCAGAATATGCAGTAAAGGAGTTAAGCCCTGGTAAACACCGGGGCTTTTCTGATGATAAACCAATTTAGGCTTTGCGGTGATATATGGAATGTGAAATTTGTTGGTCCGCATGATCCGATTTTGATAGACAGACAAAATATATTAACTATAGGTGTTACGGATCCGACCACAATGACCATTTATTTATCGGATCGGCTGCGGGGAGAACTTCTGAACAGAGTTTTTATTCATGAGCTGGGCCATGCTACACTGTTTTCCGCCGGCCTGATCGCAGATATACACCGTATGGTTAAGAGAAGATTCTGGATAGAAGCGGAAGAGTGGGTATGTAATTTTATTGCGGATTATGGCAGGGAAATCTTCGGGGCTGCCTATGCAGTTCTAGGAGACCAGGCCATTTATATAGTCCCACAACAAATAGAGAAAAGATTCATATAGCAGACAGGTGATGCCCTGTCTGCTTTTTGTATGGAGGTGGTTATATGCCAAGAGACAGACCAGATCAGCAAAATAATGCAATACAGAAAAATGGAGGTACGCATATGGATTTAGAGCACGAAAAGCGGCTCACCGAGGTTGAGCAGCGTGCCAAGAGCAACAGCCACAGAATAGAAAAACTGGAAGGGATTACAGAAGAGATCCATGAATTAAGCAAAACCATGGCTCTTTTGTGCGAACAGATGAAGACTACCAGTGACAATGTGGAAGAATTAAGTCAAAAAATGGATGAAATAGAAAAGGAACCATCAGAAATACAAAAATCATTTAAGAAGGAATTTGTAAAAGCATTGGCAACTTCCTTAGGATCTGCTGTATTTGCTGGTATTATCTATTTTATTGCGTCAGGAGGTTTAACATGAAGAATATTCTTAATAAAAAATGGTGGCGTGCAAGCTTAATTAGATGCATTCGTACGATGGCACAGACATTTGTGGCTACCATCGGAACCGCCGCTGTCCTGCAGGACGTAAACTGGATCATGGTACTGTCTGCCTCTGTGCTGGCAGGTATCCTTTCCCTTGCAACCAGCGTGGCCGGTATCCCGGAGGTGCCTACAGAAACAACAGGAATAGAGGGCGAGTAATCGCCCTTATATGGAGGGACAAATATGATCTATACAGAAACTGACATGGAAGTTATCAAGAGCTTTGCCTATGGCTATACACCAGAGCAGGTAGCAGATCATTACGGAATCGCTGTGGCAGATGCGGAAAACATGCAGAAATCCTATGCTTCCGATATCGAGGAACGCAAGAAAGCTCTGGAAAACGGAGGATACAAATATGATGCTGAAAGGAATTGATGTTTCTGAGCACCAGGGAGCGATCAACTGGAGCCAGGTAAAGGCCTCTGGTGCTCAGTTTGCCATGATCCGGGGCGGATATGGCCGGAACAATGTGGATAAATACTTCCACGCAAATGCCAAAGGTGCAACTGCCGCCGGAATCCCGATCGGAATGTATTGGTTTTCTTACGCTTATACCGTGGACATGGCCAGAAACGAGGCTAAATACGCCGTGGCCTTGGCAAAGCAGTATAATGTCACCTGGCCGATTGCGTTTGATCTGGAATATGATACTGTGAGCTATGCAGCCAAAAACGGAGTTACGATCACAAAATCCATGGCTACACAGATGGCGAAAGCCTTCTGCGAAGAAATAAAAGCGGCCGGTTATGATACAATGAACTATACCAATCCGGATTACCTGAACAGGTATTTTGACCGGCCCCAGCTCCCATATGATGTATGGCTGGCACAGTATTCCGCCCAGCCGTCCATATCGGATATGTCGATCTGGCAGTATTCAAGCAGCGGAAGTGTACCGGGAATATCTGGAAGATGCGACGTGAATTATGCGTATAAAGACTATGGAACAAAAAGCAATGAAGTTGAAATGAAAGGAGAAACAACAATGCAGTGTTTTTATAAAATTGACGGCGGAGAGGATGTTTACTATTTTGACGGGCAGAACATTCATATTTTGCAGCATCCGGACGAAAGAACCGTTCTGAATGATATCTATAAAGCTAACAACGGAAAAGACATGCCGTTTTTTGACTGGAAGAGCGTGGCACCATGGTATAAGCGGCTTCAGGCAGCTATCAACCGTGGCCCTACAGTAGAATAATAAAAATCCCCGGATTTTCCGGGGAATATTGACTAATTAAAAAATTTATATATAATAATTTCACCGGCGCATGGGGCCGGTAGGAGTATCGGCTTCGCACCTGGGCGGGCCGTGGTTTAGGGTACATGACGGTGTATCCGGGGGTAGAGATGTAGTCACTCTACCCCTTATTTTTTTGCTTCAAATTGCCTGCCATATTGCCCGGATCACTTCTGCGTCATACATACTGTTATGCTTAATGCCTTTTACGATATCTTCTTCATCACAAAAATATTCCATAATATCCTCACGGCTCCTATCAAAAGCTTCAGATTCACTTAATCCGTAACAAAGTGCTATATCCGTATTAATATCATGGCATACGGCAGATATATCTTCCGGAAGATCAAGTGCAGTTCCTCCATTGGTTATCAAGTCAATCAGAAGAACAAAATCATAATGGCAAACATCTGATATAAACTGGATTTCATCGAACTGTGAAAGCCAGGTGTTTAACTCCTGAGAAACATATTTCGAATCTCCCTTTGCCATTACTATTAATGGATCATCCAGAATTGCTCTTTTCCCAGCTTCCATTCCTCCCAATAATAGATTTGATAAAACATGTTCTTTAATCCAATCATTACATTGGTTTTTATCATAATCCGTAAGCTCCGCATAGAACCTTCTTCCATCTTCGGAGATAATACCAACGCTGATAAGCGTGGTGTTTTTATGCAATCCAGTAAATTCTGTATCAAAAAATAATTCCATATATCTTTTCCATCCTTTCTTTTTTATTTAAATTCTTATTATTAACCCTATGCCGGCCCATATCATAACTGCTCCAGGGAACATTAATATTTCAAGTCCGCCCTCTTCAGAAAATGCAGTCACTATTGATAGGGCAATCGCAGCTATTCCAAGTACGATAAAAAATATGCCGCCGATTAAATTAACCATTAACTTCACCTTCACTTTCTTTTATTCCGTGTATGATTTCTTTTGTCAGTTCTTCGATCATCCAAAGTGGTGTCGTGCGATCAGAGATGTGCATGTCCAATGTCTCCTCCGCACTTATTATATCTGTTTTTCTCCGGTAGACCGGATCCCGGTTTGGCCTGCACTGGTAATCCGTATTCTTATAACGGTGCTTATGGCTCATAGGACACCACTTGCACCGTGACACTCTGTTGTTTTTGTCATATTCTTCTGATGGATTTAGTCCATCTTTTTCGGCTCGCTCCATTGCTATAAGGCAACATGGAGACAATGCCATTTGTGAAAACTCGATCCAATAATTATCAACCCCCGGATTCAAAAGCGAAAAGCCCTCCTTATTCGCTGCGATCTCTTTTATTCTCACAGAGTTTATGTAATCTGTGAGTTCCTCGGTGTATTTTCCTTCATTCATTTCTTTAAAAATCCTTGGAATACTTTTGTAGTATTCCACTGCCATTTCTATTGTAATTTTTTTCATATTTTCTTCTTTCTCCCCTTATCCCTGGGGGCCGGGAAATTTCAGCATGCTTATTTTTCGATAGTTTCGAAACAGCGGTTGATCTCCTCCAGACTATGACAGCATACGCCGCCCGGATACCGATATATAGCCATGTAATTGCCGCCAAATAGCGGCTGCATATCGTATAATGTGGCGTTGTATCCACCGTTTCCCTTAATTTTATAGGGGGTATCCGTCTTTTCTCATTTTTTCAATTAATTCTGTTTTATTCATGCTTTTATCCTCCATTTTTCTAAAATATCCGGCTATTTTAAATTACCGATTCCAACACATATCTTTCATTGATCTCTTCGGCTGCCATGCCTGGATCATCTTTCTGAATGTCATATACAGGCCCTAATGAATCAAAAACAGTGATCTGATATTTATATCCTTTGGTGGAAGGGCTTACAATCTGGAATTTATCAGGATTTTCAGGATCCGTGAATTTCAAGGCTCTATAAAATCCAATAGCACAAGCTATAGCAGCCTTCCTTTCTGAAATTGATTGATACCATTTGTCTGCCAGTTCCTCATCAAAGAAGACATCCTTTGATGTAATCCGCAGTACTTCAGGGATATGTGGTAGGTTTTGCATGGTTTACACTTCCTTTCTCGCCTGCCATCTTCAGAGCCGGGCGGCGATCCCACGGCTGACGGTCATTTCTGACCGTTTCGGCTACTCCACTAATGTCAACTCATTTCCTTCACTGGCAACATCCGGAAGAAATGTTCCTAAAGTGTCCAGTGGGATAGACAATTCGTGTCCATCAAAGCTCTGGAAGTGTACCAGTTCTCCGTCTCCGGGAAGCCATGGCAAACATACATATTCCCGGCCGTCCTCTTTAAACAGATATATTTTGCCGGATCTGTAGTAATCCATAGCCTCAAAAATTGTTTCTCTTTTTATCTGTTCAAGGCTCATTGTAATCTGTCCTTGAGCGTTTCTAAATCTCTTCTGCATATTCTTCTCCTTTCTTTTACTGTCCTCTGCATCTTTCCGGGCTTGGAACCGGCTGCGGCTGCATTACAGCGCTGGAACGTGTCCGGCCTAATAATTTAAATCCCACTTTATATTTTTGTCATAATCGCGGTGTAGCTGTTTGATGGCATTTTCGCCACAAATCGCCTTGATTGTGACTTCAACAAATTTCCCAGTTACCTGGTCTACTCCGCTGAAGCGGTAGTAATTGTATCTCTGCCCGCGCACACCAGATTTTTTCATCCGGCCTTCAGGAATGACAACAACGAT